TATGCAGCTGTGACTCTACCTTTAACTGGATCAACAAAGTGCAGACGCTGTGACGGAGTAGCGCTGGCTGCAAGCATTACGCCTGCATACCGATTCTCACTTTCAGTTGATCCAGTTTGGTAGACGGATCCTAGCCCATTTGCCATAGGCCATTCCGCGTGGGTGTGGTAGTGACCAATATAAAGATCACGCCAGGCAAAATTAGGATCATAAGCCCCAGATTTCCAACGGTTAGCGTGTTGAACAATAGCTGCAGGAGAAGCAAAACCATTTCGACCCACTTCGTCACCGTGAATAAGTAGAGCTCTATAGTTTCCAATTTCTACGCGCTGAATATCGTCTGGACATTCTTGCCAGGTTAAACGTTTTTCATCTTTAAGAAGCTGACGAGCTAGCTCATAACACATACGGTCAAAGTTGTCTGACCTGGGTACGTTATCGCGCTTAGATCCGATTCGACCGTGATTTCCCCATTCTGGGACAACGGTGACCTTCTGATAATTAGTAAGTGCATATCGAACAACGTCTACAAGAAGCTTTGATACATTGACATATTGCTCAAACAAAGTTGCGTCGATCTCAAAAGCCTGGCTAGGAAAGTTAAAGAGTCCTTCAACCATATCTCCACCAAACATAATCACGCAGTCATTGACTGGGTGATCAGCTCGCATAATGTCAGAGATTTTGACAGCTTTCTCAGCAAAGCTCATTACTCGTTCAACCATAACTTGAGAGTTATAGCTAAGAGTTTTCTTTGCGCCTTGCCAGTCCGTGAGGTGCCAAAGAGCTACCTCAGGTTTTTTCTTGCTTTTAACAAGATCAGGAACTTTAACTGGAGTAACTGGCCCCATACCTAAAGTTGCGTCATAAGCTGCCTGGTGTGTTACCTCGACAAGCTCATCTGTGCGCTGCTTAGCTTGAAGCAGCTGCTTTTGAACACGCATAAGAGCTCTACGCAGCTCTGCTACGTCCTCTGACTCGATCCCCTCAGGGAGAGCGTTAAATTTATCCTCAAGAGCCACGAGTTACGATTTCTTTGTAATGTCGTAGGTAACCGAACTTATCGTTGTAACTGTCCTCGTGTGCTGGATTGTGAAAGAGTCTGACTGTTTTGAGAGCGTCCATAAGGAGTGCGACTTCGTGTGCTGGAATGTCGTCAATTTTGAGGAGGGCTCCCCAAACACGTCCGATTGCAGTAAATTCTGTTCCAGCGTCTCCATATTGTTCCAGTCTCTCCTCTAGAATTTCATCTACTTTGTCGCGCACTTACACTCGCCTCTTCTGTGGGAAGTTATAGAACCCTCAGAAAGCTTTAGACCCTCAGATCTAACAATTTTAGCTATGACATATATGGGCAGTGAGCCGTCAATAGCGTTTTTAAGTGCTTTACCGTTTTTTTCGTCGATAGATTCCAAGAGTAATTCAACAGGGCATTTTTGAGATTTTGGTTGATACTTTGTAAATGCAGTTTCTAGATCCATAACGCGGATTCTAACCATAAATCGAACATTGAGACTTGCGACACGCCAAAGCAAAAACCCCCGCTTTTTATGGCGAGGGTTTTCTTAGGTTTGATGTCACTCGAAACCTAGTTTGCTATACCCTGTCGGTATCTGACCGACAAACAGATCCTACATATAGATTATTTAAGTCTCAACGATACGCTCAGGTTTTGTTTATTTTTGAACGTCTGACTTTGCAACCTTTTTAGCTGCTGGTGATTGAGCGTCTTGAAGAGCTTTTGTAGCTGCGCTACCAATTAGGCCATAGGTCTTATCGTTAGGGTTAATTCCCTTGATTATTGGTGCTGCAATAGAAGCTAGGCCAGCTAGAGCTAGATCCTTAACATTTCTGTCGCCCAGCATATAAATAGTCATAGCAGAAGCTACAAAAGTACCTGCATAGGTCTCAGCTGCTGCGATCCATTTTTTCTTATTCATTAGTTACTCCATTTAGGTCGGACTACAGCTTTTACTGTAGAAGGTGATCGGTTTTTAAGGTAGGCACCGTCGCCGTTTGCTTGATTTACTCCAACGTGGTCAGGCCCAGTATTTCCCTCGTAACTCATTATGAGGTGAGAGTGAGGATCTACGCTGACGGCTATTCCCGTGTGCTCAGCCACTCCTTTTCCAGAGAAGTCAAAGAGCAGAATGTCCCCAGGCTGAATTGTTTTTTTATCTACCAGGAGACCTTTAGTTTTGGCCCACGCTTCAAAAGCTGAGCAGCTGGCATAGCCTTTTGGTGATTGAGCGATCAAAGGCAAGCATTTAGCTTCGTTAAAAACCCAGCTGACGAACATAGCGCACCAGGGATTGTGGTCTAAACCGTACCAGGCACCATATTTAGTCTGATTGTTAGGGCCTTCTTTATAGCCCACTTCTTTTTTAGCTATATCTAGTACAGCTTGAGCTTGATTCATTTAGTGCCTCCTACGTATTTCTGGTACGCAACGTACCAATTAGTAGCTATAGCTTTTTGAGCGTCAGCTAAAGTAATTTTGTTAGCGCATACAAGCGCGTGAAGCTTATTTTCTACCTGATCTTTAATGCGAGCGCCTGTGCCTGCGTATGGCTCGGGCCACAGGTTTTTAGGATCAGTAGGGTTGCCACCGATTTCTAAAGAAATTAGGTGATCTTCTTCGTAGCTGGCTAAAGCTTTATCGGTAAAAGCTTTGTAAGCACCTGCAAGCTGAGAAGCTTTAAGCTTTGTCGTATAGCTAGCTGGTGGTCGAATTGTCGCCGTGTAGTTTGCCTTACAAATTGTCTGTTGAATATTGGCTTGAGTAACAGCTGGGTTAATAGATCCAGGCGTAACTGAGCTAAGAGGTAGGACTATGGCTGCTATAGCTTTAACAAAAATCATTATTTTTCCTTTGGATTGCGTAGCCGAAACGTAGTAATCCAGAGGAATACTGAAATTAAGATAGCATAGCCTACAACGATTTTGGCACTGCCCGTCAGAACAAGCCAGGCTGAGAATAAACCTACGAAAGTCCAGATTTGTTGAGCGAGGTCGGAGGCTAGCTCACGCAAAAGATTCACTTAATTCTTCTCCTAAATATTGCCCCACCTATAATTGTAGCAACAAGCACTTTTTTAGCTTTTTTACGAGTTACAGGTGACATATCATTTCCAATATTTGCTAAAGCAACGTAAGCATTAGCTATAGCTTGAACAGACTGACCCACTCCAGGAATGTCAATATTTACCGTAATAGGCTGAACAGGTACAGCAATATCAGGAGCGTTAAAAGTCATACCTCCAGGCTGGCCCTGGAAAGTCTCTGCCGTCGTAATAGCGTCAGCTGGTATTGGATCTCCTGAGCCTGGCAACGGTGCTGGTGGAGTTAATTCTCCATTTTCGCCAATAACTTGAGGCTGTGACTTAGTACCAAAAAACTCAATTCCACCGTTTTCTACGCCAGCTTTATCCTCTTGAATATGAGGGACCAAAGCTTCTGGTGGAGCTTCTTTAGGAACGGTATCTGACAGCTGATCTGGGTTATTTGATATTAGCCCAGGAATAACCTCTGGAGCTGGCTGTGGAGCAGGATCTGGTAAAGGTGCTGCTATTGGCTCAGGAGCTGGCTGAGGGGCTGCAGGAGGCACTGGATCGGGTATTGGTATTGAATCAGGTATTGGCTCAGGAGCTGGCGCAGGAACGGGAACAGGAGCTGGCTCAGGAGCTGGCGCAGGAACGGGAACAGGAGCTGGCTCAGGAGCTGGCGCAGGAACGGGAACAGGAGCTGGCTCAGGAGCTGGCGCAGGAGTTGGCGCAGGAGTTGGAACTGGGTCAGGTGTCGGTGGAGCTGGGTCAGGAATAACAACTGGAATAGGTTCAACTGGAATGGGCTCTAGCGCAGGTGGTGTAGGCACTTGAATAACACCTGCTTGTTCCAAAGTGACAATTTGTCCGTTAGCTAAACGAGCTCCAGTGCGATCGTCTGCATAAACTGGGCCTGTTGTCGCATAACTGTATGCAACTGTTCCATCTGTTCGTATTTGAGCAGTGACAATAATGCTAGTTACGTCGCCAGTAAAAAATCCGTATGGTCGATAAGCGCCGTCTACCTGAAATCCACCGTCACTGACACTGATAATAAAGTGTGTATCAGACATATAACTAGGTAAAGCCCACCAGTCTCTTGATTCAATAGAGATAGAAGGTGTTTGAGGATATGTCCAATAAGTACCGTCAGGTTGCCCAAAAGTAATAACTGAGTTAGTTGTAGCGTACACATTGTTATAGGTAACGCCGTCATAAACGATTGAGGTGGTTAATGGGATCCTGTAAGACGAGTCGTCTCCACCTGGAGTAACAATAGTAGTTACTGTTGCTGGAACTATATCTTCTGCCTTAGCTGGAACAATATTAAAAGATAAAAATACGATTATTGCTAGCCAAAACATAACCGCAAAAATTCGCGGGGTTTTCAATTAGTTGTTTTTCTCTTCAAGGTGGTTATTAAATCTGCCCTTTAATTCAGCCAGAGCTTTTACTGTCTCTAGGGTAAGCCTAGTATTTTCTTCTAGGGCCTTATCCTGGCGCTCATTACGAGCTTCAATTCGAGCTAGGCTGTCAGCTATAGAACCGCCACCGTTACGCTTGTAAGTGTAATTTTCCAAGTTGTCCAATTTGTCTTTAATTCTAAACCAGATTTTGAAACCGCTATAAACAGTTACTAAAGTTATTCCAGCAAACCAGATTACTTGAGCCCAGCTAGCAGCATTATTAAGATTCATAAAAGTTGCGCCCTTTCGGGTTATGGGTTAGCTCCAGGTAATTGTCTTAATTGTACCTGTTGAGTCCACTACTTTCAGGACGTTAGAAGTGCTGTTAATCCACATATCGCCGTTACGTCTATTAGTTGGATCTGTAGCTACGATCGGGACGGTAAATCGCTGAGCTGTCTCTAGTTTGCCAATACGAGTGTAGATAGCGTCAAACATATCTTTAATATTAGGTGGGAAATTAAGATAAGGCATAGATTCTCAGTTCGTCGTAGTAGTTAGAGTAATTGTAACGAGCTCAGGTTGATTACTTTCACCAGCTTGAACAGAGAAGCCTACAATTCGATAAACCGTGTCTAGCTGAGAAGTAAAGCGATCGTCTAGGATTCTAATTCTGGCGTCGTCTCCCACCTCATAAGATCCAAAAACAGGATCCAGGGTCGGAGGAACTGTAATTTTAATTGTGGTCGGTGGATAGGAAATTACAGCTACCTGAGCTGCAGCTAAATTAGCCAGGAGAGTTGGATCTGAAACGTCTGAGTAGTTAGCTTGATCTTCTAACAAAGGCCAGCCTGCAGCGATCTTTGAACCGTCATAAGCTGTAGTAATCAGCTTGCCTGGGTTAGATCCAGCCCCCAGGGTATAAAGATAGTTAGCTGCGATTGACCCGTCCTCGGGCCAGGTGTATTCAACCATATTGCCTGGAAGCTCAAAGACTGGAGCTGAGGGATTAGTAGCTGAATATTTGCGACCGTAGCGCGGATATCCCAGGCGCAAAAGTTTTGCTGGGTTTCCGTTTGAGTCATAATAAACATAAATATTGAAGTCAAAGCCAGTAGAAGATTTAGACAGCTCCTGGACAGCTGACATTACGGTTTTATATTCATACCCATAGAAGGTACGAACGATTGTCACTCCAGAGGTTTCAGAGCCTACGGCAACGCCGATATTACCGTTTGTGACTGATTGAGCATTGTTAATAATGGTTTGAGCTGCCGTGAGTTGATCGGTGCCAAAAAAAGCTGTATCAACCGTGATACGCCTGCGTTCAAAATAAGACTCAAACTCTCTGGCGTTAAGGGTAATTGTCTGGCTGTTAGAGCTATATTCACGATTCCAGAGCACTCCACCCCATACCAGGGTGCCGTCACGGTCTACATAGATAGCTGTGCGAGCTGGGATCGTGGCATTAGCTACGTTGAGATCAGCTGCGTTGATACCTGATAGCTGCAAGGTTGCGCTAAAGCTGCCGATTGAGTTCAGCTGCTGTGAGAATTGAACAGAGGTAAGGGGAAGCTCAGCTAGGATCGTGTTAGTCAGCAGATCCGCGAATAGATAGCGATACTGCGACATTGACTCTCCTTAAATAACGGTGCTGGCTTCTGCGAAATCTACTCCTGCTAGTGGGTCAGTAGGGTGCTCTTTGGAGCAGCTCCCACATTCCTTGCACATTAGGCAGTAAGAGCAGCGATCTCAGCGTCTGTGAGGCCCAAAGCAGCGAGCTTTGATTGAGCAGAAGCTTTAGCAGCTGCAGTAGCAGCGTCAGCGTCAGCTTTAGCCTTAGCGTCAGCAGCAGCTTGAGCAGCAGCAGCCTGGTTAGCTGCGATCTCCTCAGCCGTAAGATCGCGTGTGATTACCTCGCCTGTTTCGCAGTTTACTTCTACTGCTTGTGGGTTGTCTGACATATTCGCTCCTTATGCGTTAGATATTCCATATAGATAGAAAGATGAACCTGATACAAAGTTTCCAGCGCCTGCTAAATATATAGAACTAATAGCGGTTGTTGAACTTTTTAATGCTGCAATTGCTTGCAAATATGCCGTACTTCCATTATTTTCTGTTACTGTATATGTAGAAAATGGTTTGTATTGACTAATAGTATAAGAAGGAATGTACATTTCAGTATTTGCAAATGTATTTGCAGTAGAACTTGCAGCGTTAATCCTAAAACTTAAAGTTGAGTCTCTTTGTGAAGATGCTCCATCATTTCCTCCACCTCTTAAATATGTAGAACTTTGATTAGACATATCAGACCCATTAAAATCCATTTGAATAATATCATTTAAACCAGCAGAATCGCTTCGCGCACTTATCTTTAACACTAAATCCGTATAAGTACTCGGAATAGCCGAGAAGGTAACACTTGCCGCACTTGATGATAAAACATTTGAACTGATTAAAGTATAGGTTGCCATAGTATCTCCTTAGGCTTTCAAAATTCCGTAGATGGTGGCGGTTGTTCCTGTTGAAAAATTACCTGTTGCTGGCAATAAGTTCACCGAGGTAATTGCAGATGTAGATTGCCATAGATTTACTTGTCCAGATGCGTTACCTGCGCCATTTATATCTGCTGCTTCACTTATTAAAGAAGTTTTATATGTTGAACCTGCGTAAGAAAAAACATCAATTTGATACATAGTAAACACATTAGGCTGACCAGCGCGCTGCCCTAAAATTATTTTTGTGCCAGAAGTTGTGCTTCCAGAACTTGCGCTTGCACCATTGCCAGTTAAATAAGTTGTCGAATAATTAGTTCCAGAATCAGAATTAAATCTTAACCAATAAGCCTGATAACCTGAATCCATTTGTGCAACCAAAACTAATTTCAAATCAGTATAAGTTGAAGGTATTGAACTAAATGTTATTGTTCCAGCACTACCCAAAGTAGTAGTAGCAATTTTATCGTATGTGGTTGCCATATTATCCTTTGATTCCGTAAAGGGCGAAGGTTGAACCAATTTCTAAACCATCATTATTGGAAT